CATAATGCTCAAAGATCTGTTCTTCAGAGACCTTAAAAAGAATCAATTCTTTTGTTATGTTTAGTGGCTCCAGAGTAATCTCCATTATATGTTAATTAGAATGGAAGATCAGAATCTTTATCCTCAGAGATTCCCAATGCATCACTAAGCCCATCGAGTGTACTGTCACTCTGTGCAGCCATATTAGTAGGACGTGTGTTCTGAGCAGCTTCAATTCTACGCTGTTCAGACTGAGAAAGGGTGAGATTATGACCAATAAAACGAGTTGCAATACCAAGAGCACCAGCTTTATTAATACGAGCAGGGAATCCAGGAATTGCATTAAATCCATTAGATTGAGGCACAAGTTTAACTTCTACTTCGGTGCCAATATATGGATTGGTGAGTTTCATTGCCATTTTAACAACAGTGGCAAAATCACCAGTAATCTTAGTTGTTCCATTGTCAATGCCTTCGCCAATACTAGGATCAAGTGCATCAAAAATCTGACGAAGAGCGATCATAAAATGCTCTACAGGAGATGGATTAGGGCCAAACTGGCTCTGTGTACGATTGTTATCACGAGGTTCAAAGAAATTGTGCACATGCTCACCATAACCGTCTACATCAAGCGTAAGACTCATTACTTTATATACAGAACCATCCTTTTGTGAAGTGATGGAATCAAGTGCCAAACCATTAAACTTTGCGTTATGAATACCTGCACTAAGAACTTTTCCACTTTCTTTTGCGCCAGTGGTAGCGCTCATATCAAACATGCTCATAAATTAAATTTATTTTAAATTATTAACATTAAAACGGAAGATCATCTTCCACAGAGGCCATTATGGTCTCAATCTCTTTATCTAATTCTTTTGAATCCAGGCCATCAAGATCTTGCTGTTCTTGAGTTAAATCTTCTGGAGTTTCTGTTGTTGGAATTAATTTCCAAATACCTTCTTTATATGGTTCAAGTGTAAACAGTGAACCAAAATCAAGAAGTGTTGTTCTTTTCTCTCCTCTAAAAGATACAGTACCTGATTTTGTAAGTCTATTCAGTTTTGTTATCGTTGATCTTTTTATATCAACTTCTATAGATTCTTATTCTCTATAGCTCAGCGTACCTTTTTATCCACTTATTTCAGTTGGGATAACGGACACTCTTGGACTTATTATATTTATTCAAAGTCTACGCGTTACACTATTAAATCTCCTTTCGTTATAGATTTAATTAGCTCGGGATTAACATCACAGTCTTCCCCGATTTTGCCCGTTAGTTTCTTATACAATTCCTCGTATAAGCGGCAAATTTCTAAAAATTTAATATATTTTCTATCTAAATATATAGAGCTGTTGTAATACATGTAAAAACACATTCCAAAGCATTCTCTATGACTAAATTGTATAATGAATGCTTTACATGGGTATGCCTCAGAACCATGACTTATGATTGATTTTTGATACGGACAATTTTCATTTATCATTTTTAAAAAGTCTAATGTTCCTAAAATACTACATTTTGCATTGTTGTGATAAACATATTTAGTTCCATTGTTCATAGTAGAGCTATCATAAATTCCTAAAGTTCCATCACCATCAAAATAACCTCTAATGAAATGTCGTATAAGATCTTCGTTTTGAAAAATATCTTTAGAAGGAAACTTGAGATTAAGACTTTTCCTAGGCGTACAACCGTAAGAATTTAATTTTTCTCACAAATGCTTTCCATTTAGTGTTATTCGAACAGCCGAATAAGATTCTTTATTCCCAGTTGGACATGAAGTTATAACTCTATGTTCAATTTTACCAGTAAAGTTTACAAATTTTGCAAATTTTCTTATGTGTTCCTCATCTTTACTAGATAAAGACAGCTCGAAAGAGTATCGATGGTCAGGGTGTGTTTCAGGATTTGTAATATATCCATCAGCAAATATAAATCCAAGTCAGTAAGCTTTTTCTTCTATATCAATTATATCAAAAATTGTAGCATCATAATGATTATATCGAATTGCTTGATTATCAGGGTACCATTTTTTAATATAATCTCTAAAAACTTGAGGTTCAACACCACGCTCTTTAATGAAGGTATTTATTGATATTCTTCCATTAAAATTATTCACGTAATCTATTGCTGCATCGTGAAGTTTCTTAACTGAAAAGAATTTTGCTCTAGGATTATCTGCTAAACGATAATATTCATTATCTATGAGAATTTTTATTACTTCATCTTTAGATAATTCCACTCTTTTTGCAATATCTGCTAAATTTAGTTCTGTAGTTTTTACTAAGTTTAGAATTTGTTCAATTTTATCCATAATTTACATTTTTTTAATTTTGATAATTTAATATTATTTTTACAATGCAAATATACGGAATATTTTTTAAAATTACAAGAAAATATATATAAATTTTCGATTTTTACCATCCAATCTATCAGTAAAAGCTTCTGCTTTACCTATAACAGGACATGATTTTCCTACACCTTCAGATATATATTGAATAGAAATTCTATCGTCCGCTACAGCATTTAGTTTTTCTAGTGCTGATTTGGATAACTTCAATTTATTATCAAGAACTTCTAATTCAATGTTTTCATCTGAAACAGATACTGTTTTATCTATTGATTGAATTTTGACTTCAGAAATAGTTTTTCTCTCTTCGTCAAAAATAAAAGAAATTTTATACATTAGTTGTTATATTCGTCAATTTTTTCAATAACGTATTGAAGATCGTTGGGAATTCTGTCTTCATCAAAACAACCAAGTGGGCTCTTAGCAGTATTAGAACCATCAGAATGTGTAATGAAAGAATATGTTACTTGATTATCTCCATCACGACCAACTTCAGTAAATAAAACATAAGTAAATAGACCTTCTACAGTAATCGTATTATCAATCATTTTACCTAACGTTTTAATCTTTAACTGTGGATCATCTGCTGTTCCAATATTTTCACTATGACAAGTAACTACTACGTTGAGATCATCTCTCATTAGCATTGCAGCTTTTAAAATACTATAAAATTTCTGAGCAATATCGGTAAACTTTTCAAAACCTTTCTCTTTTGCTCTATCCATAGCTTCAAAAGCCATTAAATACTGGGCGTCCTCGATAATAACATTCTTAATCTCAAGACGGTTTTTGTTAATATATGCTAGGACCTTACTAATAGTTTCTACATTACTTGTATTTACTAAATTTCCTTCTGGGTTATCTTTATTTCAAACTGTATAATTAGTTCTCCAACCCTTAAATGGAAGAGGCTTTGATGCAACATTAATAACAAAAGTTTCTGTAGGATTTAAATTTCGCATACTAGTACTCTTTCCTGAACCACTAGTACCTACAATTGCAATAAGATTTGCCATTTAAAAACTAAATATTATAGGCTGTTTTTCTTCAACTTGTTTGGAAGTTGAAGTATCTTCTTTTAACGTTTCTTTTCTTATTTTACAAGGGATATTTTCACTTTCGTTATGAAAACGAGTATAATCCGTGATTTGATCTGGAGAAGGTAGTGACTTAAACCAACCAACAGAACCAGCAAACCAAGTATTAATTACTTGATCTGCTATACCATATCTATTCTTACTAATAATCAGAGATCGGTGCCATCTATTTAAACCTTGATCTCCAAGGATACGATAGCCTCTATATGTAGCAAGCTTTTCTCTAAACGGATAAAATAATTGAATTACAACATCACTAGCATCACCAACTGCTCCAGTTTGTTTTATATCATTTAGAGTTGGTTCACTTAATTCCGCTTTTCTTCTATCCATAGATGAAGCATCACGATTTTGCTGCATAAGCATAAACCAAGACATATTTAGTTTATTTTTTAATGTTACCATATAGGATGCAGCCATATCAATCTCTTGTTTTAATTCTCTTCCTTCAGAAGGAGTCATTAGTAAGCCATGATCAATTACTCCAATTAAACGCTGATTTGGATCATTTGCAACATATCGTTTCTTTCCATTTTCTTCTTCAAATACTCCAAATTTTGCTGCAAATTTAAGAGACTCAGCATATAAAGTGCTACAATTCAACCTACTATCTACAATTGTTAAATGACTTGAAATTTCTTCAATTCATTTCTTTGCAGATTTTAAATGGTCTAAATTTTCATCGGATATTGGATTTTGAAAAGACAAAATATCATCTAATGTCAAATATACTCCGAATTCTTCAGTACAATAAAGACTCATAAGTTTTGCTAATAGCACATTTGCAGGTAACTCCAAACTAAAATATAGAAAATATACAGGGTATTTTTTATCTATATTTTTAAGCATATTATACATTATAAATAGTACAAGTGCGGATTTACCAACACTAGAAGCTGCAGCAATAGTATAAAATCTAGATGGTTGCACACCACCTATAACTTTATCCAATTTTGAAATACCAGTAGATAATCCGATATTTTCTCCATTACGTCCTCTCTCAATTTGTGCTCAAAGTAATTCAAGATCTGTCATTATATGCTTTCATAAACATTAAACGTACTTTCCACTTGTCCTTCTTGTGGATGATCTTTAAGATATTGTAAATCGTTCCATTTATGAGATAGTACAAATTCAGTAATTCCAAAGTTAATATGATTGTGTTCTTTGGCTCAATCCAATATTTCCATAATTTCTTTATGTTTTTCTGGATTATGCTTTATTGCTGAACTATAAGCAAAGAAAAATTCATCTAAAGAATCAAATTTCTTACTTATATTTTTAAGTGAAACCATTCTTCCGTTTATTGTTAAATATGGAGGATAGTTATCAAATAATTCTTTCCCAAGTTGTCCTGAACATTTAATTCATCCTTTAAGGAAATTTTTATTGAACTCAATATCGTCTGGTGAATATTTTTCTGGATTATAATCTTTGTGAATAATCCCTTTCTCTTTTAAAGATTCAAATAAATTACGTAATTTAGACTGTCCACCATTGCAAAGTCATTTTGCAATATACTCAGGGTGCCCTTCTTCTTCTCTGGCTAGAAACGTTAAATATACCAAAAGAAGTTCATCTGCAGTCAAATTATACGTAATCATTAAATTTAAAATTGTATTTAATTCCAATTGTTGCTAAATTAATATACCCAATTTAACAACATGCTCTATACTGTGCATTTTGTGCATTTTAAGAGCTTGGTGCGAGTTAAAATCTAAATTCTAAGTTTTCTACATATTCTCTTTGTCTAGTTTCAATATTTTCTCCAGCAAGCACTCTATCTAGTTGATCTTCGTTAATGGTAATTACTCTAGATGTCTTGCTGTTAGCTAGTCAAGTAACTTCTTGTGTACCTTTTAATACAAGTGTAAATATTTCAGCAACTTTTCCTTCTTCGTACCGAATACTTCTACCAAGAACTTGTGTTTTTCTAATTTTAGATGAATTTGTATATAGAATGATTTCTGTATCAATACCAGGAATATCTATCTTACTACTACGAGTTTTCTCGTCAATAAAAATTGTTTGTAGTCTGGACTATGTCTTCATCCTTAGCATTACCTATTAGGATGCACCTGTATCTAGTCTCTTGGGCTGAGTCATTAGCTCTTCGCCTCGTCAAGTTGGCATGCTCCTTTCGAAGTTTAGCTTCCGACGATATCCAGGTGTGTTATTATTAATATTACTATTAATATGGGCAATTATATGTCCAAATATAACCATTATACATTTTATTTTTTGCAGCAGCTCTTCTGATACAAGTAACATTATATCCAGTTTGTTCTGATGCTATTTTACAATTATCATATGTATACAAAACTTTATCGTCTTGCATTTGATACACTGTTTTACTATGTTTTTTAGAATTAAAAGTGTTTCTATCAATGGCAGGTATAATTTCAGATGTATCATCAATATATCTTCAAATATACCCCATTCCTTGTGCATATTTTTTTAAGCAACAATCTCTAATAAGATTAACATTTTTTGGTTTTCCAATTGCTCTCGCTGCTTCTGACATATTTTTATATGTTGTGATATATTGCCCATCTAAGGAATATTGTAATATTTGTTTTGGATGCCGTTTAATGTAAAGATCTTTTTGCGTATTATAATCTTCTTCTGATCTACACAATAAATATCCTTGTATACAATCACCTTTTTGATCTTTTAACGCTTGATATATTCAGTGTTCTACTACATTTAATATTTTTGCTGCTTCATGTATGCTGGAAACCTTATGTTTTATATTACCATCAATTGAAATTAAATAAAATTCTTTAGGTTCTTTTGATTTTAAAGATAGCTCTATTTTAAAAAGATCATCTTTTGTTACGGGTTTACCAACATAACGTCATATGTGATCATATGCATAGTTTCTTTTTCCTATGCAACATGCAGATATACCGCTTACTGCATTTTCCGATAATTCAAAAAATTCTGCAGCTTCAATCATCGACACAAATGTATCAACGTATATTCCGTCTAATGTATATGCATCAACTGGAGTTCCAATACCATAGTATTCTCCTCCAGTTGTACTGTTTGTTAAATTATAAAGTTTGGCATATTCAGCAATAGTATCTATTTCTCACTGAATTACTTCAGATACACAATTAGTGTGCTTAATTTCAGTGATAATGGGATTATAGCCAACCTTTAATAAACTTTTAATTCATCTTGTTTTCTTAGTATTTGCAGTATCTTTAATGTGTGATTTTAATCGCGCATTTAGATTACATGTAATCCCAACGTATCTAATTTCATTTGTTATGGGATCGTTTAGTGTATAAAGATAATAAGTTCTTGTTGATTCTTTCATATTTTTGTAAATTTTTAAATTATTAATTTTTTTAGTTTTACAAAAATAAGAAAAATATTTTAAACTTCAAAAAAAATGTATAAATTTTATAGTTGTAAGTTACCCGTTTCAGCGGCTTTTGACGTATGCATTACACCACTAGTACAAGCATTGAATGCTTCTAAAGTTTCTTGATTTTTCTTCTTTGATTTTTTAGAATGCATTACAAATCCATCACCAAGTTCTTCTGCCATTTTTATAGTAGCAGAGAACGTTAAACATTTTTTATCTTTTCTTGCAGCAAGAATTTTTTTTGCAACTTCAATCTTTTTTGGGTGATTAAGTATAAAATCTTTTCTTGCTTTCATTGTACGCATAAAAGTCATTGCCATTGCAGTTACTACCTTTGCTTCATGTCTATTGTTTTTAGCTCAAATATTTCGAGCACGAACATCAGTAGCAAGTCTCATAGCTAAATTAAAATCAAATCCAAAGAACGCAAATGCATTATTGAATTTTTTGTTAATTTCTTTGTATTCTGTTAGATCTACATCTAACATAACAACATATTCTTTGTGTGGAGCAACTCAACCATTAGCTTCAGCTTCTTCAATAGTAATACGATCACAAATTGGAGCATATTTTTCTATTAAAAGGTGCCGCATATCCAATCTTTCCATTGTTCCAGTTAAACAAAGAATATACTTATATTGTATTACTTGAAATACTTGTGAGAAGGTCTCAGCGGCACACTGATGGCATTCATCTATACACAGAAGGTCACAAGTCCAATCCAATTTAATTACACTATTAATAATTTCAACACGAGTATTTAATCCAAGTCCTCTAGCGTCAATTTGTTCAATTCATTGATCCTTTAGAACTTGAGTTGGTACAACAACTAATACTTGAGCAGTAGGATTTTTAGTGACAAAAGCGTCTATAAGGTTTAAGGCTACACGAGTCTTACCTACCCGAATCCGGTGCATGCAACAACTGAAGCACGGCCACCGAATTCTAATCATCGTTTAAGACACTCCTTTTGCCTTTGGGTTCTATCCATTTATCAAATATTTTTTGTACAGTTCATACAGTCATAATCTCTGCAAGTATTGCAAGGAAGATCATCATCGTCGTATTCAGACGGATAATCGTCATACATTTTTGAATATCCGTAAAAATCCCATGCTGGATTCTTTACACTTTTTGGATAATATTCAATCTTAATATCATACTGTTTATCTGTTGGAACAGTTAATAGAAGTTTTTCCATAAAATTTAAACAATTCTGAAGTTCAGAAATTACAGTATATTCTTTATCTGTATGTTCTTTATAATATCCACAAGAAATATTTACTCCAGAAAGTTTCAATTGTTCCGCTAAAACTCCAATATCTGTACCCAATCCAACCTGTTCAGTATATCCAAATTCCGCCATTATACCAGATGCTTCTTCGAGCCATTTTTCTGATGCAGAATCAATACCGTTAGTGAATGTAATTAAATCTGATTTTCCATGGCGATCAGCCTGAATCATATAAGATACATTATACCAAAAATCAATATTCTCTGCAGCAGCTTCTGCTCCATTAAATCCAATTTCTTCTTCAGTAGTAAAACAAACTTTAAGATTTGGAATTGTTTTTAAAAGTTGGATTGCACAACAAATTCCATTTGCATCATCCATACCCAATCCAATTCTCTTATTTGTTTTAATGTCCTTACCAAAGATTCGTCCTTGCTGAATGTTTACCGCCTTATTTTTATGTGGCAACACACAGTCTGTGTGACAAACAACTGCAGGATAATATTCTGGATTTGAACTGTTTTTAGTTATAAAAATGTTATTATAAGAATCCATCTCAAAATCTAATCCACCTATCTTATAACATTCATTTATAATAAACGATAGCATGGCCCATTCTTTCTTTGATGGATGATCAATAACAAGTAATCTTTTTAATAAATTTAAATCTAACTTCATAGTGTTAGTTGTTTGGTGTCTAAGACATCAATAATTTTATAAACTTCTTGTAAATAATACTGATAATTTATTTTACGTTCACTTATTGGTTTATTATCAAATGTGTTATACAATGTAACTCCAGAATCTGCGCACAATGTTGTAGGACGAACACGTTGACCATTTTCCAATTTGTATTTAATTAGGTTTTTACCGTTTGTTGACATATAATATCTATTTATGTGCCTAACTAGTTGGCCCCCATATTCTACAAGGAAGTCCTTTGCAACTTTTTGATATGTACAAAAATCTAATATATCTGTACAACCTTTAATTGTTTCTTCTGGATCAGTACCGTTAATAAAATAAGCATTAATTGCTTTTGGCACTATCATTGGAGCCATACCTTTTCCAAGAGATACTTTATCAATAAACAGTCCTTTAGTCTTTATAAGTTTTGGATCGTGAGTTTCACTTCACCCTTTTTTAATACCAAGATAATCGTTGATTGCATATTGATAGAACCTTTCAAATTCTTCTCTTTCCAACTCCAATCCAGTTAAATTTTCCCATCATTCTTTCACTTGATTAACTGCATCAATTTTATCTTTACTGATACTATATAATAGACCATCAGTGTTCGATTGTACTATATGACCTCCTGCAAGCATTATAGACTCTGCATACATTAGTAATAGTAACTGACCATTAATTCTAATACGTAGTACAGCTTTAGGATCATATACCCATGAATAAGGAGATTGAAGATTGCCGGTTAATCCATTAATCGCTAACTTGTAAGTCTCATTCTTTAACTTGTTTCCATTGTGTTTTGCTTCAATTCGATCATCTCGAATTTTTTTATACACTTGTACGAATTCAGGACCTAAGTGTTGAGGATATATACTATTCTGAATAATAATTGATGGATATAGTGCTTTTTACTCTTCAGATTTCTCTGAAGTTTGGACTATCTCACCTTTTAAAACTTTTTTTCATTTGTATCCATAAATACTAGGTTTTTCACCACTACAAACTGCTATATCCAAAAAAGTTTTAAAAGTCTGCCGTTTAGTCTCTGAACCTTCATCTTATAAAATTAAGATGCTTGGCTGCTGATTGGCCAATCATATTTCTTTTCAAACTGTCACATCTGCCATTACTGACTGTGTTGTAGTGAAATATGCTCTAAGGCTGTTCCAGCAATTTGACAGATTTTACTTGCGCCACTTAAGCTAACGCAACATCATCATCATATAGAACAATGCTATCATCAGGCTCAAATGCTTCTGGTTTATTAACACTATGCAAACCTCCCATACCAAAAGTATGTTCTACTCCACCTAGAAAGAATTTTCTTTCAAAAGAGTTATCGTTTGGATCGGCACAATGTTGTTTAAGATCAGATAATAACTTTTGTAATTCTGGAGTTTTAAATTTTATATAATCAAATATTATATCTCCAAAACATAATCAATCGCAAGGACTACGAAGATCTTTTATATCTCTTCACTGTAACCCTGTTGCTTCAAGATATTTTGTCTTGATAATTTCCATACCAAGATTAACTCCATCTTTATTTAATGCCGATATACCAAATTCTTCTTCAACTGCTAATCTAAGTTCAATGTCTTTAATTGATCTATTTAGCAGTTCTTCGGTAGAATTTACATCATTTGCGTTATATTCAAGAATTGTTGGTATCTGAGAAGGAGTTACTGGTTTGTCAAAATCGCCTTCATACTCTTCTACATTTTCATATTGCATCGTAACCTGCATTTCTTTTAGTCCAACTCTAAGTTTCTGTGAAAATCTCATAGCAAGTAAATCAAGACTTGGAAACAGGTGTGCATATTTATATTTTGATCATGAACTAAAATTATTATCTCTCGACATAATTATTTCATCACTTAAATCTTTTATAAACTGTAGAGTGTCTTCTACTGGTTTAGAAATAAGTGTTGTAAAATTCATAATCAAAGCGTTAATAATAGGATCATCATAGTGCAAAT